CGACTTCACACCAGAGAGTACCGAACCTTACTGAGAAGGCGTTAATCCTGTCATCGTTTATCAGTACAACCTTGAGGAAGTTGTCTGGAAGGGTGTACCCGTAGGAAAACTGCCCCCATGTGGAAGCTGTCCCGTCTTCCTCGACTACCCGGGAAGTGAGTTTCGCCCTCTTGATAAGGAATGGAAAGTCCCAAGCCTTCAAGACGTACAGGAAACACTTACTGAAATAGATATTCATAAGGGTGAGTTCCTTGGTAGAGACAGAAGGTGTGAGACTGTCCAACTCAGGGTTAAGGTCAAGTACCGATAAGGCCATCTTGTATAAGGTAAGTTTGTCCATAGCAACCTCTAAAAAAACCCGTGGGAAAGAGCACTCCCACGGTTATTCCGACTCTAGGCTTTCTTCTTTGAAGTAGGTTTCACAGGAATTACTTCCTTTTCTTCCTCAAGTGGTTCCTCTGGAATCTCTTCCTTTGGTTCTACCTTCGGAATATCCGCCTTCTTCACAAGCTGGAAGCATGGGTGCTTGAAGTCTGTTCCGGCAAGTTCAAACCTCGGCATTCCCCTTTCGTAATGCTTTCCATTTGAATAGCATTCCATGATACATGCGTATTCATCTGTCAGCTTTTCCAGCATTACAGGGGCCTCACTGGGATGAAGAGTTGTCCTGCGGTGAACACAGCGGTTCCCACAGTCAGCTTCAACCTAAGATACTGTCCACATCCTGCCGGGAGAGTGAACCTTCTCAACGGGGTAGACGTACTCAGGACAATATCCGCCAAGGCGAAATTGAGAGTGAGTTCGTCTCTCCATGTGGAGTGATCTGCACTTGACTGAAGAACGATTGCAAGGGTAGCGGCACCGTCAGAGGTAGCGGCCTCCCTGCACCAGAGTTCCAGGGTATTGTTATCCGGGAACTGTTGGTTCGCAGCCTCAAAGTCAATATACGTTGCCGTACCAGCGGTGGTACTTACGAGTTGCCCTGCATATACAGGAGTATCAACGGCAAAAGCTGGATCATCATCTGCAAGGTCCAATACTTCCCTTCCGAAAAGTCGTTTCAATTCATACAACATTTTTTTCTCCTTATGCCACTACATCTTCGGTAGGAAGCATTGATTCGCACTGGCGGACTACGAAACGGTCAAACATGATGTCCCCGATTGCGTTCTGAGGGACTGCTCCGCTGTAAGTGATCGGATTCACCAGGGAACTGTTGTATGCGTTCAACGTATACAGGACACTTCCGGGTGCATAGATTCTTACACGGTTCTTGAAGTCCTTGGGAAGCAACGTGAACGCCTTGTACATGTTGGTTCTCAATTTCGCCATCTGAGTTGTGATGTCAGAATCAGCGGTGGAAATATTGGCAATTCTGATGATGGAGAATCTGTTCATCACAGAAAGACCGGTCATCATCATGAACTGGGTCTTCTTCTCGAAGAAGTTCTTCCCGTTCTCTGAAATTACCTGCCAATCACCCTTGGTCACTTGGATTCCACTGGTTGCATGGTATCTTGGAGTGAGCATGTTCGCCCCACCACGGCCCCAAACAACAAACAATACTGAAGACATGGCCCCATCTGTGTTACCAGCGTTATCAAGGGTCATGAATGAGGGAGTGATAAAATCAGTGGTGATCTTGTTGAAACGAGGCATGATTCCCTTGAATTCCTTGGGGTCGTCACCACCATAGATAAGACAGGATTCTACATCCAGTCCCATAGAGGTAACATGATCCATTTGGTCTTCTGATTCCAACTGGGTCGGGTTTGCGGAAAGCATGGACTCTTTCTGCCTTGAACTCTGCCATGATTCGATGATACCGAGGTTGTCCGAGAACATTTCCTTGTATCCCTTGGATTCAGTACCACCTTCATCAACCGCTACCCATTCATTGGTAGGGAGTGAGGTTTTTCTGAAACCCTTGTTTTCCAACATGGAGTTGGCTTCTACAAAGGAGGCATCCGGCAACATCGAGGTTGACTTGGTGATTTCATCAACGATGTTTGTTATGTCGGGACTCCCGGACCCTTGTGCCAATTCACTGAGTGTTCTGTATCCTACTGCCATTTTGTGGCTCCTATTTTACCAAGGGCGTTTGTCGTTTCCCTTTGGCGTGAGGAAGGATTCCGATTTCGGTGTCCTTCCGTACATTACATTGTTCGATAGCGGAACATCCTGCTCCGATATCCCTGAACCAATCTTTGCAAGCAACTCCTGTACGAAAGGATTGTTCTCGACTTGAGTCATTCTCAGATTCTTGTCAAGTTCGCTCCCTTCCGGTACCAACTGTTTGTATGCCTTCTGAGCAAACGCACTGTTCTTCTCGAAGTTGTCACCCCACACAGATTTTAGGACTGTCTGGCAATCCTCTGCTCCGTTCTTCCTGTATTCCTCCATCGTAGCGGTAATCCCGTCTGCAATCGCAGCATGTACGGCCTCTGCCATTTCTGGTGTAGCCTTGCTTGCCTTGAGAGCTTCCTCGATACCTTTCTGATAGAGTCCCTTGGAGTCGAATGTTGCATCAAACTGCTTGGAGAACTTGTATTCCAAGTCTCCTTCCTTCTTTACATCGGGGCTTTCCGGGTCCGGTTTCTTCCCATCCTTCAGTTCAAGGAACTTCTCCATTGCATCAGCGATACTGGTGATACCGTCAAGCCTTGGGTCTGTCTTGAATTTGTCAGGGAGTTGTGAACGCCATTTGTCCGTCTGCTGGTTTGGTTCAGGGGTCTTTTCGACAGGTGCCTTTCCATCGTCTGTCTGCAGAAACGGTGTATCATTGGTATTGATTGCCGGTTCCGTAACCACTTCAGGAGTTACTACTTGTGCCAAGTCTCCATTCTCAATCGCCATAGGTCATTGTCCTTTGGAAGATTCTAACTCTTCCACTGTCATTCTATACGATAATTCCGTATTGTCAAATGCCCAGTCAATAAACTTTTCCAGGACTTCGACATCAAGGAATCCCAATTCCTCCAATTTTGCTATCGCCCAGTTCCTCAAAGGAAGCTTTTCCGGGCCTATTTCATCGAAAACACCATGATCCACAAGAATCCTGAGAAATTCCGCCTTACCCGATTTCGTATTGTAGGCGGTTCTCATTTCAAGCCTTGCCCTCATCTGCTCGTTTGTATAGACAATATCTTTCCTTACCATCAGTTCATCCCTTGTGAATTATTGTTGTTACTGCGACCGGCATTGTTCCGGTTTATCTCACTCTGTTGCTGTTGCTGGTTTATCGCAAGCTGCTCCTGTTGCATTTCAGCCTTAGCCTTCCTCACTTCGGCAACATCGGCCCTTTCCTTCAATACGCTCTGAGGCATACCGGAAGCTATCATGAGCTGTCTGGTGAATTCATCCATATCAACATTGTCCAGGGCATCCAACTGGTCCATAGCGATCAACTGGTTCATCTTCTCCATAGAGGAGTTGAGTCCATCCTGCATCGTGTAGGTCTTGATGTTCCTGGCAAGAGGCCCGTCAAGGGATATCTTGAGAAGTGGATTCTTCACCCTCATGAGTTCCTTCGGTGGTGGTGGTATCCTATTGTTCCGTGCCATGAGAGAGATAGTCCTCTTTATGATTGGATTGATCTTCATGTACTGCGTGGAACCGAACACCGATGAAAGGAGTACAAGGCTCTCGTTCTTTATGAGTGAGGCTTGTGTAGCGGTAAGTACCTTGTCCTGTTGCATGAGATAGGTGAAGAGGTCGTTGAACATGAGGCTCTTTATCTTCGCTTCCTGGTCCTTTATCTTGTTCTCTGTCCAGCTCATGTCTATTGTGGACTGTATCGGCACTGGGATATTCTTCATGTCACCTATGATGTATGTCCTTGAACCGGGGTCTAGGTTGAGTTTCCCCTTGAGGTTCATGGGTGCTGCTATAGCCGGGTCAACAGTCTTGTCAATCGCCACAAGTTCCTTCTCACTCATTTTGTTGAGTCTCTTGAATTCATCAATGGCCCTCATTACAGGGGACATGCCGTAGCATGAGTTTCCGTTAGGCTCCCATATGTGTACTGCCACCGGGAAGGAGTCAAAGCCGGATTCCTCGATTATGGTGTTGTCCCTTGAGCAATAGGTTACTGATGCAAAAGCCTTGCTTGTGGATAGGAGCACCCTTCCCTTGCGGTTGGTCATTCCTTTTCTTGGATAGATCCCCATTACGAATTCGTTCAGAGTCTCACCCTTTCCACTTTTTATGTCCCCTATGATCTTTTCTGGTGTCTTATCCCCGTACCGTTCCTTTGCCTGGTCGGAAGTGAGGTCGAAGCGGTAGAAAATGGTGTCTACAGTACCACGTGAGTTCATGTCTACCCAATATTCCCAAGGGGCCAGGGTGTCGTAGACACATTCCCCTGTTATCGGGTCGTCAATGATGAATTCTGCCGATATCCCCTGTGCTATGCAGTCCCTTGAGGCCAACTTGTCCATAGGATAGAAGTTTGATTCCTCGAATTCCTTGTACACGTTCTTGAGAATGAGTTCCATGTAGTCATTCGCACCATAGATTTCATCACTGTTCTGGAAATTAGGCCCCTCGAACAAGATGTTGAACCATCGTATGGAGGATGATATGAGATTTCCCATGAATCCGTTCACAAACCGATCGTAGGCATCAATCCCGGTTGCATTGTAGAGCTTTATCTCTGGAATTGGTGAGTTTCCGCTTGTATATTGGTCAACCCTGTGTTTTACATAGGCACAAGCCTCCCAACGGGCCTCCTCACTCTTAATTCTTGCTGCTTTCAGGTGGTTCCACCGTTTCATGAAAGCCTTAGCCAACTGTTCTTTCGGTGCTTCCTGCAATTCCTCATTTCTTCCAAGGTACTTCTTGGTTCCATCGTCATAGCCGACCAAAATCTTTGTCATATGCTTTCCTCTTATAACGGACTATATACTGCCTCTGATACATCCCTGAAACTTATCCCCTTCTTCTCCAACTGCAACCGTACACGGTCTTCAAGGAGAACAGGGTCGGGGAACACCATCTGCTGTCCTATCTTATCCTGTGCTATCCAAGCCAAGCAGTCAAGAGCATCGTCATGGGAGGCAAGGGGATACATTTCATATTCCTGCTTGACGAATGTCTCTATCATGTTCTCCTGCTCGAACTTCCAGTTTGTATGGATTGCCTCACGGGGGAACCAGAAACGGTGTTCCCTGAATAACGGTTCCAACGCCCCTATCCTCTGTTCCTTTGAAGCGAAGCTGGCAACCTCGGTAATCTGGAAGCGGTAGTCCTGTATCTCCTGTACATACTCTATGTGCTGGATATCGGACTGCATGGATATCTTCTCATAGAAAACAGGCGGTTTAATATTGTTGTAGGTATACTTTCTCATTAGGGAGAAGAGAGCATTAGCCCTCTCTGTGAGTTTCAGCTTGTCCCTTATGATATCCAAAATGTAGTAGTTTCGGTCCTCACCAAGCCCTATCACCCACATAGTGGTATAGTCGCTGCGTTTCTTCTTGGAGTCTGCCGGGTCAACCAGGATATAGATGAGTTTTTCCTGGGGTTTGGTCCTCTCGTAGTACTGCACCCAAGAGGCGTTGAAAGCCTTTGAGGAGTTTGCCTTCGGATCGCAAAGCATCTGTGAGGCGAAGATAGCGGTAGACATCGCCTTACGCTTGAATTGAAGTTCTGTCTGGTCGTAGAGGATGCCCTTCCCGTCAGAGTCGATACAGGGATACACCCTTGGTATGGCATACCCCTTCTTGATGATTTCGTTATAGGTGTCGTTGTAGTGGTAGAAAGTACCGATGATCCTGATCCTGCGGTCCCCGGAAGAACCGGTGTTCAGAGACATCTCGAACTGGGCCGTGGTCTTCTGGATCATATCAGAAGTAGTAACGCTATCAGGAGTGACAACATCATCATACACAAGTAGGTTATAATGGCCCCCGGTACGCTGTCCAATAACCAGTCCAGAAGCCTCGACAGTCTGTTCCTTGGCGGTACTTTTCCTCTTGACACAAATAGCCTCCATCCCCCACACCATCTGCTTCGTCTCACCTTCGGGAGTCTTCCATGAAGGCTTTCCAACATCCTCAAAGAGAATGTCGTCAAACAGATCTATGAGTGTCTTGTTGCTTTCAAGCGTATGCTTGATTTGTTTCAGGAACTTGCGTGCCAAGGTTGAGGAATATGCATAGATGCAGACTGTTATCTCCGGGTCTATCAATATGTCCTGGATAGTCTTGGCCCACGTTATTATCGTACTCTTGTAATGGTCTCTCGCCCAAATGTCCAGAAAGCCGTCTGGATTCTCCTGTACCTCGTTGCACCGGTCGTAGAGCCATTCCCTTTCGTGGACTGTCCCATCCCTTCTCACGATATGGTCTAAGTCTGTCCTGCCTAAAACGTACACAAGCAAGAAGAAGAGGTCGTTCCGCACCATGCTCCGCATCCATTGTTTCAGTACACCTTTCTCACGGGCCTCTGTCATGAGCCTCTTTACTTGCTTGTGGTACTCTTTCTTCAGCACAACTCGATTCCCATATATCCGTCTTCACTCACAATTAGGAAAGTACCCGGTACTGCATGGTTCTCCTCAGCGAATCTCTTGGAAACGAAAAAGTTACCGCAATCTGTACAAAGCAGAACCTGGTCATTCTTCATCTGCACTCTCTGTATCAGCATCGTTTTCCTCCTGTATGTCTACATCTATGGCCTTTGAAGCCTCTTTACGCATCTTTCCCTTCTCAAGGATCTTATTGCTTCTCTCGATGAAGGTCTGTGCCAAAGTGTCCTCCACGGAAATTGAGTGTTTCACCTCACTGAGCTTGGGTGCTGTCCAGCCGTTGATAGCGGATATGGCCTTTGCAGCTTCTATCTGGTCCTTTGCCTTTATCCCTACCTCATAGACTTCCCCGTTGGATTTCTTAGCAGAATACTTGCCCTGCCCCTTCATGATACGGGTAAGGGTGAGAAGGACTTCCTCACGGGATACTATCGCCTTCTCCTCAAGCTCTGCCCTTCTCTTGTTGATCTCGGCTAAGACCCTTGGCTTGCTGTACATCTTGTTCGCATAGGCTATCTGAGTTGAGTGTTTCCCCTTGGCTTCGTACCCTGCCGCCTTGAGAGCAGCTATCCTGTCACCCTTGTGGATGAAGAACTGTGCAACGAACCTCCTCTCGTAGTCTGT